TGGGGAACCCCCATACGTTATCTTTTAGACGACTTAGCAAGTGAGGCGATAGTTATTTTTACTTTTTAGTAATCATATAATGACACTGCAACAGAAAACACAGGACTTCAAACGGAAAACGGAATGGAAACACTCATGACAACGATATAGGAATTACGTGGACTTACTGACAGATCAGCAATAGGTATACATTGACATGTTTACAATTAATGTATATCGACTATGAATTCGGAGGACGAAACGGTACCTAACCCGACTGTTAGGAGAAAGCGACAAGAGAATAAGAACTATGCTCCTGTCGACCCAAGGTTGAACGAGTTGGAGAAGACCGACTGTTCGAAGAAGTTTCAGGCGAGACAATCGAAAGCCTATGCAATGTTTGCAAGACCTAGAGTTCAAGCATCTCTAGGAGAGAGGAGTAGCAACATGATAGAGAAGGCGAACAGAAAAGAGCACAATAGACGAGGTTTTGCTATGCGCGATAATGGAAAGAGAAATCTACCCATTTATTTGACGCCTAGCAAGTCTAAGGACGTAGGTTCGCCAGAGGCAAGACTCGAACTGTATTCTAAGAGGCATAGATGTAAACACAATAAAGCGTACAACCACCTTCGCCTAGTGGTGAAGGGGGTACCAACGTATGAACCTTTTTGTGATCACGACAAGCCTAGTAGATATGGAACGAGGAAGAAGAGATGTCCCTTTTGTATGTCACCAAACACATGCGCACAACAATTTGTTGAATTATCTGAAGGAGATATAAATTGCGATTGCACACGCGGTTATTGTACCGCTTGTAAAAAATCTGTATTTATTGATTCGGAAGAGAAGATAACAATGTACGACACGTGTTTGGAGCAGACGAAAGGACTAGTAGGGCCGCGAGTAGAGGAAACGACACTCGCACCATGGGCAACAAAGAAGAAATACTCGACGTTACCGATTAATCAGATGTTTAAACCAGTATCACTGGTGGACGCAGCTATTTATGAAGAAGCGACGAGTAAGAAAACTGAAGGGCTCATAGATCCTAATAAAGTATATACTCCAGAGGAAGCTTTAGCGACTTTATCTTTTGCACACAGTATTGAACCAAAAAAGAAAGAAGACTTCGATGTCTCATCTTTGGTTGGTTCTATTGTTAACAAGTTTAAAGCCACTAGTAGCGCAACAAAGGAGCGTATACGAGTTAGGAATGTCAAACAGCAGATGTTTGAAATGGAAAATGAAACGGACTACGATAGCGACGACTCAACGGACCCACATGGATATTATCATTCAGACGCAGTAGCAGATCTATTAGAACTAGGTTTACCCGGTTTTAATAGACTCCTTATGGATAACGATAATGAAAGCGATAACGGAACGGAACAACAAATGAACACACACATGGCAACGAGTGGACCAATTGACATATTCACGAAAGTAGATTCAGTAGAGGTAGGTTTAACCACCTCCACTGAAACCATCATGAATGACAATAGCGAATTTGGATTAGAAAACACGAACGACACACACAACACAACGGAAATCAACGGACAAATTGACGAAATCACGAGAGTAGATTCATTAGAAGTAGGTCAAACCACTTCTACTGGAACCATCATGAATAACAACGGACAAGACAACAACACACAAATAAACGGAACGATTGGACAGAGAATAAAGGTTATTGTTTACAATATACCGAGGAGAAAACCAGACTGGACGAAACCAATGGGCAGAAATTGGTTAGTTCGACACATCGAGCAGCTCGATGACGAGGAGAGGAAAGCTTTAATTTTATGTTTTTATGATGCAGTTTTAGTTTATTATTATTTACATTTGACACCGGATGCCGAAAGTGGAATAGCCACTTTTGGTCCTTTATTGAAATCTCGTACGACTTTTAGTCTCGACGAGATGGCAGAGATTTATAAGGACGATTCATATCAAGAGTACGCAAGCGTGCGTACGACCCAAGATCTCATTTCGAAGTTGGAGAAACTTCCGGTAGAACTTTTACCGCAGTTTAATCCACTAACATCTTTATATAATTTAGGGACCAATTTTGTTAATTCTATTTTAGCTACAATAAAAAATTCATTCTCGAAGATCAGAGAGTGGACTACACATTTTTTCAATAAAATTAAATCAATAGTTACGACATCAGTAGCTTATGGAAGACTTAAAGGCTTCCTTGAGCGAATTTATTTTGTTTTTGAACATATTATTAAGTATTTTTCTAATAATCCTTTGCTTTTGGCCCCCTTGGCTACGAGCATTTATAAACTGTTAACTAAATCTAGAGGGGATTCGACCCTACATTTATATATTTCTATTTTTTCTATTTTGTGCACATCTTGTGCAGATCTCAAAGACTCTTATTTCAGGAGTTTCCCTACTACTGGTAGTACGGGCAGCTTCTGGAATTTATTAGTTAGTTTCTTTTCTTTTTCTAAAATCGAATCCGAGGCGGAAACGCAAACGGAGGTAAGTGACTTTGAAGACGAAGATGATTTCTCGGACGTAAGAAGCGATGATGTAGGTACCACTAAGTACCTACAGCGACAAGCGTATGAGAGACTCTCCAAGTCTAAAGAGGTTCAACCTCAGATGAATTTTTTCAAAAATACTTTTTCTTATTCAAAAACACAATTTTCTCGTTTTTACAAGTTTATTTTACCTTTTCTTGATTATTTATATATAAAACCAAAATATTTTTCGGCATTTTCAAATTCAATTAAAATTTTTATTACTATGACTTCAGCAGCAAAATCATTTCATTTTCTAGTTACTCATTTTACTCGATTTTTTCCACAGTTTATTGTAGACGCCTTCGTGTCTTCTAACACGAAGGATTATTTATCAGTTCAGCTTAGGAATAAGGATTCACCCTTTAGGGTGGCAATGGATGCGGCGATGGCGTTGGAGGTGGCGTTGATTAGAGGAGACACTGAGCATTTGATGGAAGTGAAAGCCTACGCGAAAGCTAGGCAAAATGATCTTCTTGATTTTCTCAAGAAAGAGGGAGTTGCGATAGACTCCGAGATGACAGTTTTTCTAACGCACTTGAAAAACTACATCTACTCGCCAGGAGTGGCGAAGCCCAGGGACTCAGAACCGTTCACGATTCTAGTTTCTGGAGAGCCAGGTGTTGGCAAATCGATAATATCTAATCCACTAATGTCGGTACTCATTAGAGTACCAAAAGACATGAAGGATGAAGATGTTCCCGATTACGTCGACAAGCATATCTGGGTTCGCAACCCAGCAAATGAGACGTGGGAAGGATATGTGGGGCAACCCATTATCCGGTATGACGATTTAGGACAATTTACGCAGGGCGTGGATTTTCAGGAAGTTATTGGACTCAAGACCAATGCGACCTATTATCCAGGCTATGCGTCGATCAATCCTAGAGATGAGGCGACGTTAGGAGTTAAGGGACTCACCGCTGAACCGGCCATAGTTTTCGCAGGATCGAACATGAATGTTCTAAAGACTGATACGGTCACCAATATGGGGGCCATTAACAGACGATGGAGTGTTCAGTTCTGCGTGGATTATGCACCGGGCTACGATGAGTTTATGCCGAGACCACCTGATAACTCGCATTTGCGATTTTATCAAGTGATGCCAGCGAGACGACCCGATGAAGACTACGCCGCAAGGTGTAGGCAGATAGAGGGTTCATTCGACGAGGTGGTGGAGACGATGCAGGATATCGTCTATAAAGAATACCTGAAGTATAAGGAGAAGCAGGCTTCGCTAAGAAAGGTGATGAGAGCGAAGTACAGACGATCAGACGACGAGCGCTTGGTGAGCTTAAAGGCTGAGGGTTTTGGAGATATCGTGGAGGGCATCGTCCTGCGCGGTCAGCAACTTTTTCAAGTTGCTGTAAGCACAGGCATGATGTTTTTGGGGGCCTCAACGACTCTTGGATTTGTCCAGGATTACTTGAGACTTCCGAAGATTTTCGATTTTCTAAAACTCGCAGCCTTTCTGGCTTCAGCACTAACGGCCTTTTGGGTAGCTAGAGCTTTTATCTTTCCTCGAAAAGTGGTGAAGGAATCAGGAGAGACGAAAGATAAAAAGCAAAAGCAAGCGTTAGTGATTAAGGCAGAAGCGGGGGATGATAGGACCCTTATAGATATTCTATCAGAGCGCAACGTGGTTAGAGTGCGTCGAGCGGGATTGGACAATCTTGGACTGAATGCGGTCTTTGTAGAAAGTAATATCATACTCCTTCCGGAGCATTTCTTCATAGATCACACAGGTGTAGGAAAGTACATACCGCGAGACACACTCCTAGCTATGGAGTGCCCAGTGACAAAAGCGGTCACTGAGTTCGCATTTGATCCTAATGCGTTAGAAGTGTTGCGAAACACAAAGGATCAACCGATAGATGCTGTTTTATACCAACTTCCAGTTGGTGTTACGCAGCGTAAAACAATAGTGAAACATTTTTCAGATGCGTCCATAGATCTGAAGAATCGACCGATAGTTATGGGCAAATACACACGGCACGGGATAGCGTTGCACCAGGGTAAGGTCCTTCAGGACAACTTACTTATACGCTACCCAAAAGGGGCAAACCGAAGCGACAAGTATCAAGTACACAATTCTTTTGAGTACGATATACAAACCGCTTCCGGTGATTGCGGCAGTCCCATTTATGTCTTAGATGGGAGTGCTATTAGAGGAACTATTGTAGGCATCCATGTGGCTGGGGATCATACTCAGCACGGAGACTCAGGTTTTGGTCTTATAATAACAAGATCGACACTAGAGTCAGCACTACAAAAATTTAGGGTTAAGGCAGATTTTTTTACACAAGCAGAGCCAGAAATGGGGTGGAATTGGAAACAGGCAACTGCGGACGATTTAGAGATGTCACGTCTCGAGGGTAACATTACCCTGAACTACTTGGCACCAGTCAAGATAGTTCCACCTCAAAACTGCAAGGAGATTCAGCAATCTCCTCTATTCGACAAGATCTCACCCCACATAACCGAGCCGGTTATGATGAGGGTGAGAGGCAGGGATCTCTTCCTGGAAGGAATTCTGAAGTATAAGAGACAAGCTCTACCTCTATCTCGTGAGCATTCCGAGATAATTTTAGAGCATCTTAAACGACAGATTTATTCCATGAAGACGGTCTCCCCTAGGGCTAAGGTTTCGCAATTTATTGCGATGAACGGAACGTGGCAGTATCCATATATTTCTCGCCTCGACTACGACACGTCCGCTGGATTTCCATTTTATGGAAAGAAGAAAGCGGATTTATGCGTGGTAGAAGGTGAGGACTATTTGGCTACCGAAACGTTACAGGACAACATCGATAGGATTAGGGAACAAGTGGCACGAAGAGAGGTCCCGGTGGACCCCATCTTCGACTCTCTGAAAGTGGAAAGGAAAAAGATAAAGTATGATGCAAGTGGAAATAGGGTTTATAAAACTCGGTTGTTCTCAGCCGGGCCTATGACGACCCTCATCCTATTCAAAGAATACTTTTCTGGTTTCTTTTCACACATGTTGCAGTCTAGACTGAAACATTACTCAGCAGTGGGTATCAGCAAAGAAGTCGAGTTCGATCGTATCGCTAATAAGCACCTAGCGATCAATGACCTTCATTATTCGTTTGATTACGAATCTTTTGATGGGGTTAAAGATCTACAGGGAAATTATTATGTGGTAGCAAGATTGATTACCGACTTCTTTTCTGATACCGAGTACACTAATCATCGTGAGACTCTCTTACGATGGGCTATGTGTTCTCCACACCAATTCCGAGAATTCGTGGTGCAAATCACGGGTTGTTCATCAGGAGTTTGGATGACTGAGTTAATGCAAGGAACAGACAATGCGATAAACATCAGGGGAGAATGGCTCAAGCTCGCCCCGCATCCGTATAAAACGATGACTCACTTTGATAGGTATGTTGTGGATACCAACTATGGTGACGATTTAATTTTAACGGTGGCGGAGTTCGCTGAGCCTTTCTTCTCTGGTGAGCAAATCAGAGCAGGACTAAAGGAAAGGGGAGTTACGATCACCCCAGCTGACAAGATCAGCACAATGATTGTAAGAAAACCGATAGAGGAGATTGAGTTCTTGAAGTGCTCATTCACCAAAATCGAGGGGAAGTACTATCCCAAAATGGAACTCAATTCGTTGTTGGAAACAATAAACTGGATTAGAGTGACTAGTACATCACCGCCGCCAGAAATGGCTTGCGAGGACAACTGTAGAGACGTCTTGAGAGGATTGTTCTATCATGGTAAGGAAGTTTATCAGACTTACTATGAGAAGATACTCCAATTGAGACCTAATTACAGGTTGTATCAGTACAGGGAACTGTACGCCGAGTTCAAGGAAAAAGGAATGATTGCCGATTTATCAGGCGTCTTTACTCTGGGCTCTCATCCAGAGATAGAGAAAAGTGACTACTATGAGAGATTGGAACGGAAAAACAACCAGTTCGTCGTAGACAAGGTGAAACCAGTCGACGACGAAAAGATCATGGATACGGAACGAATTGTTTTTGTTAAGGCAGAGATGGAAGCAGCGGATGTGGAACCAGGGCAGGTGGCCCAAGAGAGAGTCGGTGTGGAGCTGATTAATCAGAAATCGCCTTCGACTACTACCATACCCATGGCATTAAGTTCGAAAGCTGAAAAGATTAACCCAGAGACACCCTTCACTCTCAGTATGTCTCTACGACGATTTACGAAATTCGCAGACGTGGCAATAGGGGCAACCCCAGCGCCTGGTGCTGTGATTCAATCGTGGAACGTCATAGAGGACCTACTCGTAGGATCGAATACGTACCCGTACGTACAATTTTTAAGATGGAAGTGCAAGACGATTGTAATCCAGATCCAAGTTACGGGTTGTCAGTTTTCGTCGGGGAAGGACCTTTTGGTTTGGAGACCGACGATGATTGACAAAAGCTTGGTAGTCGGTACGCCGACACTGCAAGAAGCTCTCTTGCTGCAACATGTAGCCATTAATCCTACATCGAATACAACAGCTATGATGAAACTATCGCCAGTCTTTTTTAAAGAATGGCTCAGCTTAGACCAAAAGAATCAGTATGGTCAACTTTTGTTGATCAGACAAAATCCTTTTGGTGTAGGCTCAGGTCCAGCGACCTATGGTCTCAAGTTGTTGTCTTCGGTGGAGGATGCTGACTTCATTTTGCCAGCACCTCTCCCGCCCCCTACTACGAGCGTGAGAGACAAGAGAAGAGCAGTCCTGGAGACGTTCAGGAAAGGAGTAGTAGAAGAAGATGAAGGCTACGATGTGGTAGCTGAGATGGAGATTCCGGAGAATGTAGATGAGGACGATCTTCCCATACATGTGTTTGCGGTCGGATCTGGAGCGACGAGTGATACTACACCCCCTCATTGGGGTGAAACTTACACGTCTCTTCAGGACATGGTCAAAAGACAGATGCCTGTGAAGATCGTCAACGTAGACTTGACTTCGGACGATCTGGGTCAACCGCAGCTTTACATCTTCAACAGTAAAGCTGGCTTGACTCCCTCAGATATGGGTAGATATCTAAGGAAGATCACATTGCCTTTTAGGGTCTGCAAGATTCCTAGACGCTATGTGGTGACTGCTCGAGTTCAGTCAGAAGGAAACTCGCCCTGTGTCATCAGGGGTTACGTGGCATATCTTCCGGCAGATATGTCTACGCCTACCAGCGCCGCGGAGAAGTCGCAACTCCTTGGCGCCTTCCCAATCTCGGGAGGCAGTTCAATTGCGACAAGTTTGGCGTATAGCTACTTCGATAATGACACCTTTGCGGAGGTCGAAGTCCCCTATACGAACCCAACAACGGTAGCACTCGTGAATCAAGTGTACGATCCAACCTCGGCCGCCACCTCACTAGTCCCAGTGTACGATCATCTTCAGCTCGTTATCCAGTTCGTTGTAACTGGATTCGGAGCTGAGGGAGTTCGAGTACAACTTGAGGTCTTTGAGATGGCAGCCGACGAGGCTCGTGTCGGAGTTTTTACTTCGATGCCGTTGGCCAAAATCTCCGGAGGATTATGGCCAGATTCATACCCAACAGCACGTAATGTTAGCCCGCAGGCAGGAATATTAGGTGGTGTTGTGTCCCGCATAGGTGGGGCATTAGAGGACGTAGTCTCAGACGTTCTTCCCGATTCTGTAACAGGACTCGCGAAAGATCTTATGGGCTCCCTCCTCGACGTGCCAAACGTATCGACGGCTCCTGAGCCTTTAAAGCTCAAAAAGAGAGGTTACTATAGTAATACCACACAGGTGGCATCACTAGAGCGACTTTCTGCATCGGCAGGAGCGATGCAGCCCATGGCCCCGGGGGATATCGGGACGACAAGGGACGAGATGAATATATTAGATTTCGCTAGGCGACGTATGCTTATAGCCACCAAGACGATAACGGTGACCACTGCTGCGAAGACACTTCTGTATGGAATTCCAGTGGCCCCTTTCATGATGGTCGATTATACGACGGCTCAGACAATGATGCCGATGGATTTCGTAACTCATGGAATGAATTACTGGAGGGGAGGAGTGGAGCTTGAAGTAGAATTCATCTGTTCTAACTATGACGAATTTAAGGCGGAGATGACTTTTAGCCCCGACACGATTGTAGCGCCATCATATGATGCTGTGTCCACACAGTACTATATGTCAGCTCTCGTGAAGGGAACTAATAACAGATTCCGCTTTAAAGTTCCGCATTTTGCGGACATGCCGTGGAAACTGGTATGGAGTGGTCAAGAGCTCGCAGACGATGATCTCGAGAAGGCGAACACTTCGGACTACTGCCACGGTATTTTCCAAGTATGGTTAGGATCGAACATTTCGAGTCCAAGCACCACCCCGAACACCATATACATGAATGTGTATGCGCGTGCGGCGGATGATTTTATGGTCGCAGTGCCATCAATGAGAAACACCAGCGTTTTGGTGGGTCTCACGACGACACGCGAACATAAGAAGAAGGCTAAAGCATAGATTTATTTTAGGATATTTTCTTTTTTACCTCTTTTTTTGTTACTTATTTTTCTATTTATTTAACAGTCTTTTAATGTTATATTATTATTTATTTATTTATTTATTTATTTAATTTTACTTATTTTGCTTATTCGACTTTATTTATTTGATTGAGTAATTTTTACGGTGCGTTTGGGAATGTCCTAAATGCATCTTCACATTAGATGTCCTTCATTGACGTATCTTTATGGTATGAGGTGGAGGACTACATTAGTTTAATGTATGCTTATCCGAGCTTCTAAAGGTAGAAGCCGTATTTATTTCTATTTTAATCAAATAGGCATACTTATAGCATGA